TGGGTTTATTTGGTTTGTGGGTGTTATCGAAGACCGAATGGATCCAGAAAAACTCGGTAGAGTTCGTGTTCGTTGTCTAGGGCATCACTCCCCAGATAAAATAAATATCCCAACGAATCACCTTTCGTGGTCAACTGTCATGGCACCCACGACAAATCCTAGCATGAACGGTCTTGGATCTACTCCACCGTTTCTAGTTGAGGGTTCTTGGGTTACTGGTTTCTTTGTTGATCAATTTAAGCAAGAATGTATTATTGTAGGTTCTCTTCCGGGATTTAATACCCCCTCGGAAGATTCATCTTCTAAAACTGGATTTAAAGATCCAAACGGAATATACCCCAGAGCAAACTCAGATTTAATTGATACAAATAAACTCGCTCGAGGAAATCATGCTAAGAGTCATGATTCTCTTATGACTCGTGAAAATAATAAAATAACCGATATACCAAAAGCTACCAAACCAAAATTATCTACCATCGAATCCATGGTAGATGATCCCCGTAAAACATGGGATGAACTCGACCCAAAATCTAATACATTTTCAGTATACCCCTATAACCACGTCACAGAATCCGAATCTGGGCATGTGGCCGAGATAGATGATTCGCCTGGTGGGGAGAGATTAATGAATTATCATCGTACGGGAACTTTCGATGAGATCCATCCGGATGGATCTAAGGTCACAAAAATTATTGGATCTGAATATGAAATAACCCTAAGGGATAAGAATGTATTAATTGAAGGTGCGTGTAATATAACTATCTCCGGTGCTTGTCGGCAATTAATCAAAGGGGATTATATCCTTGAGGTTGAGGGTAATTATACTGAGAAGATTCACAAAAATCATTACGTTAAAATTGGTGCTGGGGAATCCGGTGGCAACGAAGCATACGAAATACTTGGTAATAGAACAGGTAATATATCTAAAAACGATAACATAAGAATAGCCAAAAATATAGAAGCTGTGTGTAATGGCAATCACAATTATCAGTTAAATGGTGATTACTCCCAAACAACTATGAAAGATTATTCGTTGACCACCTCGGGGGTATCTTCTATACAATCTACGAAAAATATATCTATAAATTCGGTATCCGAGGATTGTTCCATTAAGGCAGGGGGAAAAATGAATATTAGGTCTGATCTGAAACTTGATATGCATTCTGAATCGAGTAATATGATTTTAACTGCAACAAGAATAGATCTTAATTAGGAGAATAATATGCCATGTGGAATTGATTTAGATTTCAAAGCATTAAAAGATAAAATAGCAGAACTGAAAAATTCTGCTATGGAACAAGTAAATGAAACTGTTGCTGCAGCAAAAGCGGCGGCATTAGCGGCGGCAAAAGAATTTGAAGAGAAACTGAGATCAATGATCCCGGAAATGCCGGGACTTCCTGATATGCCGGGCGATTCGATGTTACCAGAGCTAATGCTACTAGTTGCAAGAATAGAAGAAATAATGGCGAATCCTACCGCTGAAGGTCTTAAATTATTAGCTCAACTTAAAACTGATTTTAAAAACAAATATGGTGACGCAATTTCGAAGGCAGGGGCAGACTTAGATGAGTTAATTGATGGTATTATGGATGGGATTGACCCGTGTTCATTGGTTCCTAATATAGTAACAAATTCCGATGGCAAAATTGTAGAAGAAGTTAAAGATCCATTATATGCCAAAACCGATGCTATTGCAGAAACTTTGTCGGTTGAAACCCCTGCGATGAAGGCATTAAAGGGACAAATATCGGGATCACTAGAGGATACAGAAGTTAATAGGGATTTAGCTAAGAATCTTGTTACTGAATCATTAAAAGAAACTGATGTTAAAGACGAAATTTCTAATCTCAACGTTAAAGGGGACGTGGACGATTTCTATGAGTCAAATGTCGATTTTACAGTTAAAGATAATGAAATAACGGAATCTCTAAGAAAAACAACACCTTCAGCGGAGAAATTGAAACTCGAGGTGAAACGCGGTACCGCGGTTTCATAAATTTATATACTACAGGTGCAAATTATGTATAATTATCAGATTGAAGTTACAAGAATTATAGACGGGGATACGGTTGATTGTATAATAGATCTTGGATTCAAAATATCAACTAAATTCAGAATTCGTCTTGCTGGCATTGATACACCAGAAACGAGAACAACAAACGCAGAAGAAAAAATATATGGATTTGAAGCCAAGGAAAAACTTCGGGAATTATTATCTCAGGGTACTGTAACACTACAATCCCACGGTCTAGGTAAATTTGGTAGAGTTCTTGGTACTTTATATGTTGAAGATGTCGATATCAACCAAAAACTCATTGATGAGGGGTTTGCTATTAAATACCAGGGGGGTTCTAAAATGAATACATCCGAACTATTAAATCAATTAAATGAAGTCCGACAATCATTATAAATAATCTTATAATAACACAATAGAATAAAAATGGCAATCGAAACATTAATAGAACCGGGGCATACTGACGCTCAGGGAACCAATATATCTACCAAAACAACTAAGATTTGGAAAGATGTTAATCTTATGTTTAAAAGGCATCCGGAAACTCACGATCTTCCGCGGGTATTCGATGTTGAGTCTATTAAAAGATCAGTAAAGAATCTAATTTTAACCGATTATGGCGAAAGACCTTTCCAACCGTGGATCGGATCGAATTTAAGAGGTTTACTATTTGAACAAATGGATAATCAATCTATTTCGGGGATTCGAAGCCAGATTGTAATGCTTTTAGAAAATTTTGAACCTAGAGTGATATTAACTTCCGTTGAGATTAACGATATGTCCGATGATCACAGATTGAGGGTTACGCTATATTTCAGGTTAATTAATTCACCATCAGGGGAAATTTATACTCTTGATACTTTCCTTGATAGGATAAAATAAATGGCCACATCAACTACAGAACAAGATTTTTTCGAAATAAAGGAAAATTTAAAAACCTATCTTCGGGGACAAACGGAATTTGAAGATTATGATTTCGAAGGGTCTGCAATGTCAACTCTCCTCGATGTTCTTGCGTTTAATACACACTATGCTGCTATGACAGCAAATATGTCTGTTAATGAAATGTTTTTAGATACTGCGCAATTAAGATCCAATGTTGTTTCCCATGCAAGAACACTAGGGTATACCCCCCAATCACCAAAAACTTCTAAAGCTTTAGTGTCGATGTCTGGTTCCTATACACCTTCGTCCCCATTAACGATTCCCCGAGGGAGTTATTTTAATGCAGGGGGTAAGAAGTTTGTAACCACTGAAGACTATAAGACTGATTCGGATTTGTTCGGATCAATAAATTTCGATTCAATAAAACTTCGGGAGGGTAAGCTATTAACCAAAACTTTCATTGTATCCGGTTCGAATCAGAAATATTTAATACCCAACAAATCCTGTGATATTTCTTCGTTACGGGTTTCGGTTAAGTCTGATATCACAGCTACAGATCTAGTGACATATACTCTGGGGAATACCCTAATAGATGTCGGTAATACGTCAAAAGTTTACTTCCTCGAGGAGTCCAATGACGAGAAATATTCTATATATTTTGGTGATAATCTTATAGGTAAAAAATTAGATACAGGTAATGCTGTAGTAATAGAATACATTAAAACCCTCGGGATTGGGGGTAATTCTTTAAATAATTTTAGTTTTGACTCTACTATCACGGAATTTAAAAATCCAAGTGTTACTACTATTTCCCCCTCCTCCGGTGGTGCTGGTATAGAAACCATCAATTCGATCAAAATTAATGCACCATTCAATTTCTCTGCTCAAAATAGAGCTGTTACAATTTCCGATTATAGGGTTATACTTAAAAAAATATATCCCAATTCAGATACGATATCCGTCTGGGGAGGGGAAGATAATATACCGCCAGAATATGGTAAAGTTTTCATATGTATTAAACCCGAAAGCGGGGAATACCTTTCAACCCTTGATAAAAATCAATTAAAATCGGATTTAGTTAAATACAAGGTCTCCGGAATTAACGTTGACATCGTTGATGCAGAATATCTCTATATTGACTTATCCGTGGATTTTGATTACAATTCGTTATTAACAACAAAATCTATTGTAGAATTAAAAACGGGTATCCAGAATATTATAGATATTTACAATAAGGATATACTAACAGAGTTCGGGGGTATTCATAGAAATTCGAATTTGGCTACTATGATAGATTCGTCGGATGATTCTATTATGTCTTCGAGGATCGAGCACAGAGTTCACAAAACCGCAATAACATATATAAACACAGCGGGGAGTTATAAATTCTTATTCGGTAATAAAATATCAAATTATCACATTGATACTTCCGAATCTACAGTTGGTATGGTTTTTTCAAATGGGTTTACTATCACAGGCTCTACAGACACTCATCGCTTCAAAGATGACGGGAAAGGCAATATCATATTATATAAAACAGAGGGAATTGTAGAGTCTATTGTTAATCCTAGTTTGAATCACGGGAGGGTTAATTATGATACCGGCGAAGTAATTATAGAAGCCATTTCGATCTCCGGATTTCAGACTGATGGGGATACACTTCTGAAAATTACAACAACTCTGGATAATTTAGACATCAATCCAATGCGAAATAATATACTCAAGATAACCTCGTCTATTATTTCTGGAACAGAGGATAATTCCCTTCTCAGTCCAGTTAACTATTCTTCATATGCGACAACTACGCGTAAATTATAATGAAGATATTCGATAAAATAGAAAATATATTTCCGAGATATATCTCGGAAGAATACCCGATATTTACAAATTTTGTAAAGGAGTATTATAAATTTTTAGATTCTGGTATTATATCGTATCAGATTAAGACATCGGGACTTTCGTATGAAATAGGGGATATTATACGAGGATTAAGTTCAGGAACTACTGCTACCATATATTCTATTTCTGAAGATAAATTATTCGTTTCATCTAAAAGCGGGTTCATAGATTCCGAAAATTTTGAAATTCTCGGTGATGTGGCTAAACCGGTTTCTACATTGATATCATATACACCCGGACCTGCGCAAGTCACAGATAAGTTATTAGAATATAGAAATATAAATTCCACCCCCCATAATAATATTCAAAAGTTCTTTCACGAATTTATGGCTATTATCCCATATAATTTAACAGAGGGACTGGATAAAAGAAAACTTTTAAAGGAAATCTCGGATTTATATAGGGTCAAGGGTACAGAGTCTTCTATTAAAATATTATTTCGTATAATATCAAATTCTGAAGCTAATGTATATTATCCTTCCATTGACATTCTTAAAACTTCGGATGGTAAATGGACTTCTGAAACCGGATTAAGGTGTAAAAGAACAACGAATCTTGAAACTTTTTCAGAATCTGACATAGGAAATATCGTTGGCCGTGAAGCAAAACACGCTAATTCATCGGGTATAATCGAGAGAGTCATTAAACTCTCCGGTGATGTTTATGAAATTATATTAATAAAAAATTCGATTCGTGGATTTTTTCAGGATGCTCTCGCCGATCCGAGATATGAAAATCTCGGTCAATTTATAATTGTAACTGGCGTTGATGGAAATTCGTATCAATTCGAATTATTGAACGTATTATCAAATAGAAATATTAGTGTAGATTTCAAGAGCCCATCTTACTCATCGAATAATTTATATTCAAAGATAGATCCAATTTCGATCGAAATACCAAATCAAGGAGAGACATATTTTCCTAATCAATCTGATATAGGGTTCCTCGGTTTTGGAAATATGCACGTTGCTTCAATTTATAAAAGGGCAGATTTTCTCCCGACCGAATGGGATTTACTACTCGAGGATAATACGGGTCAACTCCTTACTGAGGGGGTATTCCCTGATTATATTCAGAACGAAAAATATTCGATTGAATCAATTTGGCCGATTAATCCAGTAACATACAATCAAGTCACAGGAACTTGGAATCCCGGTACCGCTGGTTTCGGTAATGGGTGGTATGCTACAATTGAAGAGGCAAACTCATCCTCAGTCGGTAATCACATATACAGAATTCAAATCTGTATGGCTAATGTAGGCGGTTTATATCCCATTGACCCGATTTCTCCGGCAGATCCAGTCTGGGGTGTCGTGAATCCGATATTCCGGGGAGATCCGCATCTTATAGGGTCTGGGGGACAAGCCAAAATATCAGCGATAACTTCGGGGGTTATTAAGTCAATCGAGTCTATCACTTCAGGCGGGGCTTTATATAAGGTCGGGGATATCATAACCATATCTTCGGAACCACTGGAAGATTCGACAGAAGTATCCCCCGCGAAAGCTATCGTAAAGTCTGTCGATGACATCTCAACGGGAGTTATCACAGATCTCGAATTAACATATGGGGGTCAGGGATTTCAGAAATTACCGGATTTAGTCTTCGGTGGTTCCAATAGGGGAAATACTGGTGCAGTAGATTTGATAATATCTCCCGGAGATCTGGTAACAGATGGGATCGGATGTATCTCCGAGATAATTGTTACCAATCCTGGTCAGGACTATTCAAGTTTTACTTCTTTAGAGAATCTAATTTCAATATATAATAATGCCAGATCTTCTTGGGACTATATAAATCCTATTCTGGTGCCCACTAATAATATGGTCGGGAAATTATTCGATACCGAACCCAAATATTTAAATATCGATGGATTTATTTCAGAAGAAAGAAAAAGAATTAGGGATGGGTATTATTACCAAGAATATTCTTATGTTGTAAAAACCAAATCTCCAATAAATAAATGGTCTAATATTTTAAAATCTTCTATTCATCCAGCAGGTTTAATATTTTTCGGTGAATTTAATATTACTTCATTATTAAACGTATCAACAAAATCTTTAGGGTCTACTATAACAAAGGCTTCTACATTAGAGGGAGGTCCGAATGATTACGGTTTCATAGTTGATGATCCAATATTACATCTTCTTCGATATGGTAGTATCATCGATACGAACACAATAGATTACGACTACGACGACCTAACTTAATAGAGTATACATATGTACGACTTAATAACAAATAAATTCAGGTATTTAAATTTAACTAATTTAAATAGAGATATAGCAACTACAACAATAAATGATAGGTTTTACCTATTTATAGGGAAACCCAATGTTTTAGACGGAGAGGGTTTAGAGACTCCAAAAGAATTAGTATATTCCCCCCAATCTATTCATAGAGATATGATCTCTATGAAATATATAGATCAGTTTTCTCCTGTTGTTGAGAGAAGACTTTGGGCAACTGGTACTGTATATGATGAATATTCGAATAATTTAAAATTATCGAATCGGAATTTTTATATAATTACTTCGTCGACGGTGGGTACTTCGGGGGGAAAAGTTTATATATGTCTCAATAATAAATCGAATGGGCAATCAACAATTGTACCGACCCATGATGGCTCTACCGGTGATACAACCGCAACTCTTCCCGATGGTTATACGTGGGAATGGATATATACGATACCTGAGTCTAATAAATTTGACGAATATAATGGCGATTATATGCCAGTCATTAATGGTACAACTCCAGTCGGTTCGAAGATAGTAAAAGGAGTAGTAAATAACGGGGGTCAGGGATACGGAGACGGGTTCTATAATTGTCCAGTTGTTGGTGATGGATCAATTGACGGTCAAGTATATGTTACTGTAGAGAACGGGGCAGTTACAATTGTAGATTTAGTTGAAGGTTTCTCGGGAGAAGGGTTTACATTTGCAAATATTGATCTTCGTAACGCATATGTATCAGAAACACAGGATCCAGTATTACCGGCTGATATCGACGTAGTGTTATCTCCTCCTGGGGGATTTGGATATGATAACATATCTCTTCTCTCTACAAAACTTCTAATGATATATGCTGAGCTAATCGAGGGTGAGGGAGGGAGTTTCCCTTTAATTTCTTCGGGTGATGAACCTTTTTCGTATGGGCAAATCGGGATAATAAAAAATCCACTTGATGCCGGATCAACCTCCAATTTAAACGTAGGTTCTGCCAAATGCTTAACTGAATTAATATTTGATACCACCACATTATCCTCTGCTTGGATTCCTAAATCCGGGGATAAAATCTCGGGAACAACTTCTGGTGCTACGGGTGTAGTAGTTTATTGGGATGGTACTTCTATTTTAGGTATACATCAGGTAAACGAGATCGGTAAAGGCCTTAATGCAAATATGAAACTGGTCCCTTTCCTGAATGACGAAACTGTAAATATTCTAGAAGAGTATGGAACGATTACAAATACAGGTGTCTCTGAACCAGAATATGAAGTTTATTCCGGGGAAATATTATATGTAATGAATATTGATAATATTGATAGAGCTGCCCAACAAAAAGAAATAATAAAACTCGTCATAGATTTTAATTGTTAATGGATAGACTTATAGATTATGTCGGAATATACAAAAATTGTTTAGATCCGAATCTCTGTGACGATTTAATTGATATTACAAATTCGGAGAAATATTTAATTACAGATCAGGGTGCTAATGATACCGGGATCGACGAGTCCGTTAGAATGGGGAAGGAGGTTCTTCTGACTCATTCCGACCACACTCAGATAAGAGATAATTTAGTTACAGCAACTATCTCTATTCTAGAAAAATACCAAGTACAAACAAAACGTGCATCACAGTACATAAAAGAAAACTTTGATACATATAAATTAGAAAATTTTAGAATACGAAAATATTCGAGTGGCTCTGGTTTTTTTAAAATTCATTCAGATATAACAGATTACAAAAGTGCTTCTAGGTTATTAGTTGTATTATTATATTTAAATGATGTCACAGAAGGCGGAGAAACAGAATTCCCAACATTAGGGATTAAAATTAAACCCGCCAAAGGTCTCGGTATTGTATTTCCCCCGACTTTTTTATTCCCACATCAAGCTAATATACCAATCTCGAATTCGAAGTATACAGCACAGACGTATCTTCATTATAAATAATATATATCACAAAAACGCTAACGGACAATACTTATGAGTTTCCAAACTAATTTAAACGTAAATCCTTATTACGACGACTATAAAGAACATTCTGCGGAAAATCCAGAATACTATCAAGTATTGTTTCGTCCGGGATATGCGATACAGGCACGAGAGCTCACAACTCTACAGACAATACTCTCTAAGCAGATCGAAAGATTCGGAAAACATATGTTTCAAGAGGGATCTTTAGTTATTCCGGGAAATGTTTCATATAATCAGAAATTAGATTATATAACTATGGATGCGTCACTACTCGAGAAAGGTGATCAATTAATCGAAATCGGGACTGGCGATGTTGAAGCTGTAGTTATCTCTATCGACGATAATGATTATACGAATACCGGTAATGCTGATATAGTATATTTAAAATATACAAAAACTGGTACCAACGAATTAAAAACGTTTATACCAGGTTCAAATAACCTAACTTTTACCCCCGAAGGCGGAGCAACCGTCACTCGGGACATTTTCTCGGTTGGAAATAATTCAAAATCTGCAGTAGGTGTTGTAGATGGGGTTTATTTCATACGAGGGCATTTCGTCAAATGTTCTGAACACCTACTAATAATAGACCAGAATTTTGATGGTACAGTAGGATTTAATGTTATAGAAACCCTAGTAACACCGGAATCTGCTATTCAAGGATCTGAGATTACAGATAATGCAACAGGTTCTTCTAATTTTGGGGCTAAGGGTGCTCACCGATTGTCAATTGAATTATCCTTAGCAGTTAAGTTACCTACGGATACAACAGAAAATTTCATTGAACTTATAACACTGAAAAATGGTATACTTCAAACTAAAATATCGGAATCTAAATATTCATTTCTCGGTGACGCTCTTGCAAAAAGAACATATGACGAATCTGGGAATTATACTGTAGATGAATTCACGGTTGAAGCTCGCGAACATTTGGATAATGGAAGTAATTCCGGAACATATTTAGCAACGGATGGGGGGGATAAAGATAAAGCTGTAATAAAAATCGGACCAGGAAAGGCTTATATCGAAGGGTATAAATTAACAAAAAACTCTCCCACTACCATTGCGGTTGATAAATCTATACAAAATACAATTGTTGATAATGTTTCTGTACACGGAGGTGCTGGTAATTACCTTGAGGTTCGGGATCTTAATCTAACTGATGCTTCGATACCGTCTCTGGATCAACTCGGAGGAGTGCGTCTCTGGAATAGAGACATAAATGCGAGTTTTGGTGCTGATCCAGATGTGAGATTTTCTACTACTTTACCCCAAATTATAGGGGTTGCAAGATTAAAGGGTGTTGATGGAACTGCTGGTGATAGAACTAAAGTATATTTAACTGATATACAAATGAACACATCAATTGATATTATTTGCGATAACGATGTTGCTACTTTTCATCTCCTAAATAATCAAAGAGTACTGGGCAAAAGATCTGGTGCATTTGGATACCTTTGGACTACTGATACTAATTGGGCAAGTGTGGCAATATTAAAGGTTATTGATGTATCAGGGGAATTTCTATTAAATGAAGAGATCGAGTTTTCCAATTATGACCGCATTTCTACGGCAAGTCCTGCAGAATTTTCGGGTCTTACTATTCAACCGCAAAATGCTAAAATCGTCAAAATTACTAAAGAAGATCCTACTTCAATCAAAATGATTCAGTTTGGTTGGACAGGTACAACAGCAACAGCCGATGTGGCTATGGACGATGAAAAGGTTTTAACTGGTACATTCGGAATTAAATATGGTGCTGATGGTAATGGTACAG